CTTGCGTTAAACTCAACCCCATCAATCCTAAGAACTTCCTCATCGATCCTAACGCTGTGAGCGTGGACGATGCGATGGGTGTGGCTATCGAGTCTTATGTCTCTATCCATCAGGTCGTATCGGGTATGGAAAAGGGTATCTACAAGAAAGTAGACATCCAACCCTACGGTCAAGATGACGACCTAGAGCCAACGCAAGAGGATGTACAGTTTAAGGACGACAAAGTATTACTCATGAAGTATTACGGTCTCGTCCCTCGTGAATATATTGAACAGTTGGAGAACAAAGAAGGTGAAGAGGTTGTTGATTTATTTCCGGAGGATAGTACAGCGGACCAGTACAGTGACCTCGTCGAGGCGATTGTTGTTATTGCTAATGGCTCAACCCTCCTTAAAGCCGAGAAAACCCCATACATGATGAAGGATCGTCCTGTCGTAGCATATCAGGACGATACTGTACCTAACCGTTTCTGGGGTCGTGGCACTGTCGAAAAAGCCTACAATATGCAAAAGGGTATCGATGCCCAGTTGCGTAGTCACCTAGACAGCCTAGCCCTCACAACCGCACCGATGATTGCGATGGACGCTACCCGTCTACCTCGGGGCGCTAAGTTTGAAGTCAAACCCGGCAAAGCAATCCTCACCAACGGCAATCCAGCAGAGATTCTGTTCCCATTTAAGTTCGGTACAACCGATCAAGGTAACTTAGCGATCAGTCAAAACTTTGAGCGTATGTTGCTACAAGCCACTGGAACAGTCGATGCTTCCGGTCAGCCAACTCAGTTTACCCGTGACGGCGCTGCACAGTTCTCAATGTCGATTGCTGGCATCATCAAGAAGTACAAGCGGACACTAACGAACTTCCAAGAGGATTTCTTAGTGCCACTTATCCGTAAGGCTGCTTATCGTTTCATGCAGTTTGACCCTGAGCGTTACCCAGCAGCGGACTACAAGTTCATCCCAATGGCTACTTTGGGTATTATTGCCCGTGAATACGAGCAACAGCAGTTGATTGCTCTCTTGCAGACCCTTGGTCCTGACACTCCAGTACTGCCGATGATCCTCAAAGGTATTATTGCTTCGTCTAGCTTGCCAAATCGTGCTGAGATGATCACACAACTAGAGCAGATGATGCAGCCTAACCCAGAGCAACAACAGCTCCAACAGGTTGAAGTTAAACTTAAAACAGCGGCGGCGCAGGCTCAAGTGGCTAAACTGCAGTCTGAAGCGACTAGAAACAACGCTTCGGCTCAGAAAGATGTGGTTTCTGCTCAACTGATGCCAGCCGAGACCCAAGCGAAGGTGATTTCAGGGCTATCACAGAACATTCGAGGCGCTAATACCGACGGAGAGTTCGAGCGTAGAGCCAAAATTGCTGAATTAGCCCTCAAAGAAGAGGATATTCGTAGCAACGAGCGTATTGCATCACTACAAATGTTGCAAAAACAATCAAAAAGTGCTTGACAAATAAGTAATTTTGTGGTAATATCAGCGTAGTGTTGTAATTACGCAACACAGTTCCCATTTAAGGAGAAAACTGTGGACAAACAACTGCAAAAGTACTATGAGAACCGTTGGGACATGATGTCAACGGAGGGATGGAAGCAATTTACCGAGGATGTTCAAGGAATATTCGATGCGGTCAATAAAGTTGCTCCAATCCAGAACGAAATTGATCTGTTCTTTCGTAAAGGACAATTAGACATCCTTCAGTGGGTGCTAACTCTGAAAGAAAGCTCAGAAACAGCTTACGAAGCATTGCAGAAAGACTCGTCGGGAGACGCTCAGGATGCCTCGTAGGATATTTGAATTCCTCTGCGAAGAGGATCACTTACAAGAACACTTAGTTAGTTATGAGATAACCAAAGTTCCTTGTGAGTTGTGCGGTAAAGACGCACATCGGCAGATCTCTGCACCTCGTATTAGTCTTGACCCTGTCTCTGGGGACCATCCCCAAGCAACAGCAAGGTGGGCTAGACAGCGTGAAGAGAAACGCCTTTTAGAGCGTAAGCTCAACTCGTGACGAAGACAACCCATTTCGGACCTTTGTTATTTTATAAATCCTACAATCACTTTGTGACAGGAGCAATATATGGCTGCAAACTTTGTTGAACAAGACGAACTGCAAGAAGAAACCTTCGATCAGATAGACCAACCAGCGGAACAACCTCCGGAGCCACCACAGGCAGAAGAGACTCCAGCAGAACCAGCACCACAGGAAGTTATTCCTGAGAAGTACAAGGGCAAGTCAATAGAAGACATCGTAAAGATGCACCAAGAGGCTGAAAAGCTCATTGGACGACAAGCTCAAGAAGTACATGAGGTGCGTAGTCTAGCAGATCAGTTACTCAAGCAACAACTCGAATCGAAGCAACAGGCGAAGCCGGCTGAAACAGTTCAAGAAGAAGATTTCTTTGCTGATCCAAAGCAAGCGGTAGCACGAACTGTAGAGCAGCACCCAGCAGTACTTGAAGCTAAACAAGCAGCACTCGAACTCAAGAGAATGCAGACTGCCCAGAAGTTGCAGTCAAAGCATCCGGACTTCATGGACATAGCGCAGAACGCTGAGTTTCATGAGTGGGTCAAAGCAAGCCCTATTCGTGTGGATTTGTTTACCAAAGCTGACGCTGAATTTGACTTCCCAGCGGCTGATGAACTACTTAGTACCTACAAGGCGATTAAAGGCGTTCAAGCAACCGAGAAGAAGACCCAAGCAGCGGAAACACAGGCTAAGGCTCAAGAAACTGCATTAAGAGCTGCAGCAGTTGATACCGGCGGTACAGGCGAAAGCAGTAGAAAGATTTATCGAAGAGCTGACCTTATCAAATTGAAAATGACGGACCCAGATCGTTATATGGCATTACAGGATGAAATCCTAGCCGCATACGCTGAAGGGCGAGTCCGGTAAACTTATTAATTTAGGAGATTTATAAAATGGCAACAGCAGCATATCCCGGTGGATCCGGTTCAATCGTAGCAAAAACACAAGCAGACAAGTTTATTCCAGAGATCTGGAGTGACGAAGTAGTTGCTGCTTACAAAAAGAACCTCGTATTGGCTAACTTGGTTAACAAGATGTCTATGCGTGGTAAGAAGGGTGATACTCTTCATATTCCTAAGCCAACTCGTGGCGTAGCTACTGCTAAAGCAGCTAACACCGCAGTTACCATCCAAGCTGACACAGAAACCGAAGTATTAGTTTCGATCGACCAGCACTTCGAGTATTCTCGTTTCATCGAGGACATCGTCGAAGTTCAGGCATTGGCTTCACTCCGTCGTTTCTACACGGATGACGCTGGTTACGCTTTGGCTAAGAAAGTTGACGACACCTTGTTTGCTTTAGGTAAGTCCTTTGGCGACGGCGACGCTTCCGACTGGACTCATAGCAACAGCTATTTCATCGACGCATCTACTGGCTTAACTGCTTACGCAGTTGACACCGTAACCACATCTGATGTATTTACCGATGCTGGTTTCCGTGCCTTGATCAAGTTGATGGACGACGCTGATGCACCTATGGATGGTCGTTTCTTCGCAATTCCGCCATCACTCCGTGCAGCTATCATGGGTGTAGATCGTTACAACAGCTCTGACTTCGTTGATGGTCGTGGTGTTCAAAACGGTCAAATCGGTACGCTTTATGGTATCGACATCTATGTAACCAGCAACTGCCCAACGATTGAAACCGCTGCAGAAAACACTGCTGGCGATGCAATCAAGGCAGCTATCCTTGGTCATCGTGATACGATGGTTCTTGCTGAGCAAGTCGGTGTTCGTTCACAGACGCAATATAAACAGGAATATTTATCCACTCTGTACACCGCTGACACTCTCTTCGGTGTTAAGGCTGTACGCCCAGAGACCGGCTTCGTTCTCGCTGTAAACGCCTAATTAGGCTATCAAGACTCTCCGGCTTCGGCTGGGGAGTTTTGTTTAAGTGCATTCAATGAGTGTATTTAAACAAATAAGGAGATAGATCTTGGCAATTTATCGTGGTCCCGGTGGTTCGGGAGATGCTGTTAATGATGCAGCAAGTGAAGTATTACTCGCATTAGCAGCCAAGGACGCTGCGATCGCTGCACAGGTAGCTGCTGAGGTTGCTCAAGCTGCTGCAGAGGCAGCTAAGACTGCAGCAGAATTAGCAGAGACAAACGCTGAGACTGCTGAGACTAACGCAGAAACAGCCGAAACAAACGCAGAAACAGCAGAGACTAATGCAGAGACTGCACAAGCTGCTGCAGAGGCGGCTCAGACTGCTGCGGAAGCAGCTCAAACAGCAGCAGAAACTGCAGAGACTAATGCTGCCTCAAGTGCTTCTGCTGCGTCTACCTCTGCAAGCAATGCTTCTTCTTCGGCTAGTTCTGCTAGTACTTCAGCAAGTAATGCGTCTACTTCAGCAACTAATGCAGCTAACTCTGCCACTGCTGCTGCGTCGTCAGCAACGACTGCATCAAACGCTGCTACTGCAGCACAAACTGCACAGACTGCTGCTGAACTAGCAGAGACTAATGCCGAGACTGCAGAAACTAATGCAGAAACAGCAGAGACTAACGCTGCTGCCAGTGCAAGTGCTGCATCAACCTCTGCTAGTAACGCTGCATCGTCAGCCTCTGCTGCAAGCACATCAGCTTCTAACGCTGCATCAAGTGCATCTGCAGCTTCTACCTCCGCAAGCAACGCAGCTACTTCAGCGACTAACGCTAGTAACTCTGCTTCGTCAGCTTCTACTTCGGCATCTAATGCAGCAACCTCAGAGAGCAACGCTTCAACATCCGCTACGAATGCTGCCAATAGTGCTACTTCTGCTGCTAACTCTGCCACTGCTGCTGCAGCTTCTGCTACATTAGCTGCAAGTTATACTCCTTCGCAAACAGGTAATGCAGGTAAGTATCTCAAGACTGACGGTACGAATACTTCGTGGGATGCGATTGAAATCAACACCGCTGACATTACTGGTACTCTACCAATTGCTAATGGTGGTACTGGTCAGACTACAGCCAATGCTGCATTCAATGCCTTAGCTCCTTCTCAGACTAGTAATGCTAACAAGTATTTAAAGACTGATGGAACTAATACTTCATGGGCTACAATCAATGTAAACCCAGCCTTAGATGATTTATCTGATGTAGTTATTACTACCCCATCTACGGATCAAGTTCTTAAATACAATGGAACTAATTGGGTTAACGGAGCAGCCCCTGCTGGTGGTCAATACTTTGGTACTGCTGCAGTAAAAGCAATTGCATATAATGCTTCAACAATCAGTGAGAATATTACAATGACTTATAACGGTATGTCCGTAGGAGCTATTACTATTAGCTCTGGTTATTCAGTGACAGTTAACGCTGGAGTAAGGTGGGTGGTACTATGAGTTCAGTTGTTATCGCAGGAGATACATCAGGTAGTATTACTTTAGCAGCCCCTGCTGTAGCTGGTAATAATACAATTACACTACCTGCCAGTACAGGAACAATTCTTACAACTACATCACCTAAAGTGGGTAATGTATTACAAGTGATACAACCACCAGTCTATACAACACCTTTTTCAACCACAAGCGGAACTGCAACAAGCACAGGATTTACAGCAACAATAACTCCTACATCTGCTAGTAGTAAAATATTAGTTATTGCATATAGCACTTTAGGTGTTCCAACAAGTGGGATGAATGGTCATATTGATTTAAGGCGAGGAACATCAACAACTATTGCAACAGATTTTTATGTAACTTACGGAGCAGCCGATTACTTAAATGCTGCGTTTACAGCAGTTTATTTAGACTCCCCAGCAACAACTAGCTCAACTACATACTACTTATATGCTTACAGAGACGGTGCTGCTGGTACATTTTATGTTGGTTCTAGAAGAGATGGCGGTAGTCCTGTTACTACATCTATAACTTTAATGGAGGTAGCAGGATGAACCACGATGCTGTTTATGCTTTAAATCCATCCGTAGTAACAATTCGTGGCAATGTAGCTTACGATGCCGATGGTAACGAAGTCTCATACAATAAAGCCGCAGTTCAGGCTTATGTTGATGCTCATGCTTATATTGCTAAACGAGCCGCAGAATACCCACCCATCACCGATTACATTGATGGTGTAGTAAAGAACGACCAAGCACAGATTGATAAATACATTGCTGACTGTTTAGCTGTGAAGGCTCGTCATCCCAAAGGAGTTAAATAATGGCATCAATTATTACAGCCACCACTACAAGCGGACTTACTCAATCTGCTGATAATAGCGGTGTATTACAGTTAGCATCGGGAACTGGTAACTTAGTTACTATTCCATCCGTTACAGGAACAGCGATGGTTAGTGGTAATATACCAGCTTTTAGTGCTTACGCTGGTTCTACACAAACTCTAACAAGTTCTGTATATACAAAAATTCAATTAAATACTGAAACTTTTGACACTAATAGCTGTTTTGATAATTCAACAAATTATCGTTTTACTCCAACGGTTGCTGGATATTATCAAATAAATGCAAATATTTATATAGCATCTGGTGGCGTTATTGGATATATACTATCAGCCATATATAAAAATGGTTCTGCTTATAAATATTCTCTTGCTTATTACAACTCTACATTTGGTAATGGTGGATGCCCAGTAAGTGATGTAATTTATTTTAATGGTTCAACTGATTATATTGAATATTATGTAAGACAAACAAATAACAGTGCTGCAGCATTACTGTATACCGCTGGTTCTGCTTATGTTTATATGTCAGGTTCAATGGTAAGGGCGGCTTAATATGACACTATACGAAAAAATCAAATCAATCTACCCAAGCCTTGAAGATAAAGACTTTATGACAGTCATCACACTTCAAAACGATTCAGACGGTAAAGGCGATTACATAGCAAAGTGGGAACATCCTACTCTACCCCGCCCAACAGATGAGGAGTTAGCATAATGCCTATTACATTAGACGGCACAAACGGAATAACAACCAACTCAGGCACAGTTATCTCTGCATCAACAATTGGTGTAGGCGGTGCTACCCCATCTACTAGCGGTGCTGGTATTACCTTTCCAGCAACACAGTCTGCATCAACCGATGCTAATACGCTAGATGATTATGAGGAGGGGACTTGGACACCTACCATTAGTTCTGGTTCAGGAACAATTACAAGTTCTAGTGTTTCAGGTGCTAAATATACAAAAATTGGTAATGTTGTAGAAATCACAATTAATATAACAATAACAACAGTCGGTACTGCTGGTGGTTCTTGTAATTTTACTTTACCTTTTACTCCTACAAATACAGTTCAAATTGGTGGTTATGGTATGGAAACAAACACTAATGGTTCTATGCTAAAAGGATATATTGCTTCTTCAACAGCAACTATGCAAATTACATCTTATTCTAATGGTAGTCCATTTAGTTTTGGCAATGGTTCTGTTTTTGTTATGAACGCAATTTATCAAATTTAAGGTTAATCATGCTTACAGAAAACACAAATATTGACCAAATTGAAATCGTAAACGATTGGAACATCCAAGTTCGTCAGGCTACCATTATTGAACGAGATGGTGAGTTTGTATCTCGCACATTTCATCGTTGGGTATTAACTCCTGATATGGATATTAGCGACCAAGAGCAAAAAGTAAAAGATATTGCTAATGCCGCATGGACACCTGAAGTTCGCCAAGCATACGAAACATTTAAGGCTGAACAAGCAAAAGAATTTGTATTAACCTTACCTTAATAATAATATATCATGGCTGACATTGATCCAGTAGAATACGGTAAACTTGTACAAGCAGTAGAGAACTTAGAATCTAAAGTAAGTATGATGGAGTACGACATTAAGAAACTCGTAGCAATGGCTGAGAGATCTAAAGGATCTTTGTGGGCTATCATGGGTGCTGCCTCAGTATTTGGTGGTTTTGTAGCTTGGCTTGCTGACTTGGTATTTAAGAAATAACATGGGACGACCACATTCCGTAGGAAAAGACTTAGTAGCTAATACTAAGACTACTATGTTTACTGTACCAACAAGGAATATTGCTCGTTGGAGTTTATTGTTTGCTACGAATCACAGTACATCTTCTAAGTGGTTTTCATGCTGGTGGTACGATGCTAGTGAAAATACTGAAATTGAAGTACTTTCTGAATACGCTATAACAGCTAAGAATTTTCTAAGGATAGATGGAACAGCTTATGTGGTATTAGACGAAGGTGATGAGATCAGAGTACAGTCAGAGACAGGTTCGACAACCACTTGTATTGTCACTGTTGAGTTAGAACAACGCAGCACCGTGCAACAGTTTAATTAAGGATTATTATGCCACTCGCTAAAGGTAAATCACAGAAGACGATTAGCAAGAACATCTCTAAGCTAGTCAAAGAAGGTCGTCCACAGAAGCAAGCTATTGCGATTGCCTTGCAGACTGCTAAAGTTAAACCCAAGAAGAAAGGAAAGTAATATGCCAATGGTCGGAGAAAAGAAATTCCCATACACCGCTAAGGGTAAGAAGGAAGCTAAGCAGTACGCTAAGAAAGTAGGAACTACTCCTAAGGCTAAACCCATGAAGAAGATGGGTGCTAAGCGTGGCTACTAAACCCGGTTTGTATGCCAATATCGCTGCCAAGCGTCGTAGGATCAAGACTGGCTCTGGCGAGAAGATGCGTAAGCCCGGCACTAAAGACGCTCCGTCGGCTCAAGACTTTAGGGACGCTGCTAAGACAGCTAAGAAGAGGAAATAATGAGTTTCTTTATCGGAGTGTTATTCTTCTGCGTCAACAGTGACTGTTACTTCTTTAAGATTAATAACACTTTTGATAAGATTGAGCAGTGTCAAAAGGCTGTCCGTGAGTGGAATCAGTATGCCAAGAAAGAGGGCTTAGACACAGCCTATACCTGCCTAGAAGTTAATTTACAGAGGATCTAATGGTCAAGAAGGTATATCAGAACCCTGAAGGCGGTTTAAACGCTAAAGGAAGGGCTTATTTCAAGCGAACTGAAGGCGCTAACCTCAAACCTCCAGTTTCGTCTAAAGAGGCTGCAAAGTCCCCTAAAGCCGCTAAACGCCGTAAGAGCTTCTGCGCCCGTATGAGTGGCGTTAAAGGACCGATGAAGGACGAAAAAGGTCGTCCAACCCGCAAAGCCTTGGCTCTAAAGAAATGGGATTGTTAAGATTTTACTTGACAAAATAGTCAACTTATGATAGGATAACGCATGGCTTCGTATAATTATATCCAACTCGTCAATGATGTGTTAGTACGCCTTCGTGAGCCGGAGGCTTCTTCCGTCTCGGATACCGCTTATGTAAAGCTCATTGCTAAGTATGTCAATGACTCTAAGCGCCAAGTAGAAGATGCTTACAACTGGAATTCATTGTCAGCGACCTTGTCGGCTACAACTACGGCTGATGTATTTAACTATGTGTTAGTTGGTTCTGGTCAACGCTTTCGTGTCATCGATGTATTGAACGATACCGATAACTGGTTCTTGATGAATGCCTCAACGATTTGGATGGATCAGCAGTTCTTGTTGACAACACCGCAGAAGGGTAGTCCAATGTACTACAACTTCAACGGTACGGACAGCAACGGAGACACACAGGTTGACTTGTTTCCTATTCCTAATGGGTCATACAACTTACGCTTTAACATTATTAAGCCGCAAGAGCCATTAGTAAATAACGCTGACATCTTGTTAGTTCCTCACGAGCCAGTCATCTTAGGTGCATTGGCTAGAGCGCAAGCAGAGCGTGGCGAAGACGGTGGTGTGCAATCTGGCGAGACTTATGCGTTATACCGTCAGAGCTTATCTGATGCGATCTCGTTAGAGTCTAATCGCTATGTTGAAGAAACACAATGGACTTGGGTCTAAATGGCTAGTCAATTACAAACAGCATCGATTGCAGCACCGGGCTTTTACGGATTAAATCTGCAGGAAAGCAGTATTACTCTGTCGTCAGGGTTTGCTCTAAAGGCACAGAACTGCGTAATCGATAGATACGGTCGTATTGGAGCAAGGCGTGGCTGGACTCCTGTGAATACTACTGTGAATACAGACTTAGGCGCTGCTAATCCAGTCGAGTTTCTATTTGAAGTAGTTACTGGTGGCGGGACTGAGGTACTAAGTGCTGGTAACAATAAGTTATTCGTAGGATCTACTACGATGACTACTAAGACAGTGCGTAATGCGGACAACAGCGGTGATGCTACTTATACGATCACTGCCAATAACTGGCAAGGTGCTGCTCTGTCATACGGCGATGTGAATGACTTTCAGCCTCATGTGTATTTAGCTCAGACTGGTCATCCGATGTTAGTATGGCATGAGTTACCTGTATCAGGTGGTGCTTTTGATGCACATGATAGCGGTACATTTGGTTTCCAGCGTGTAGGAGATGCTGCTAAGTTACCTCCTAATCACAACACATCGACATTTGCACCAAGCTGGGTATTAGCTGCTTACGGTCGTGTTTGGTGTGGTGGCATCTCTGGCGATACCCAAACTGTTTATTTTAGTAACTTGTTAGAAGGCTCTGATTTCTTAAACGGTTCTGCTGGATATTTGAACTTAGAAGAAGTGCTACCTAACGGGGATCCAGTAGTAGCTGCCGCAGCACACAACGGTTACATTATCTTCTTTGGTAAGAAGAACACAGCTATATATGCGAATCCATTAGACACTGCTGCTTTGACTTTAGTGGAAGTATTAACCAATGTAGGCTGTATTGCTCGTGATTCAGTACAGAGTTTAGGCACGGATGTATTCTTCTTGTCTGACGCTGGTGTGCGTAGTCTACAGCGTGTGATTCAAGAAAAGTCGCTACCGATGCGGGATGTGTCGAAGAATGTTCGTGATGAGTTAATGTCGGCTGTATCTTCTGAAACAGACTTGACAAAGATTAAGAGTATCTACTTTGAGCGTGATGCTTTCTATTTATTGACGCTACCAACAAGTAAGTTTGTATATTGCTTTGATACTCGTGCTGCGTTACAAGACGGCGCTGCTCGTGTAACGATTTGGGATAATATTGAACCTAAAGCATTTGCTACGACACAAGATCGTAATCTGTTAATTGGTAAGCCCGGCTACATTGGTAAGTACTTTGGACATAGCGATAATACTGCTTCTTATCGTCTTCAGTACTTTACTAACTACTTTGACTTTGATGCTGCAACAGCATTAAAGCTATTAAAGAAGATTGGTTGGGTATTAATTGGCGGTACAAATCAGTCAGTCGCTATTAAGTGGGGCTTTGATTATACTGAAGGTTATCAAGCCACAACCTATACATTAGAAACTGCAGTTGTCTATGAATATAACATCGGTGAGTATAATATTGCTGAATACTCTTCCGGTATTGTTTTAGATCGTTTCTCCGTGAATGCTGGCGGACAAGGAACTGTAATGCAACTTGGCTTAGAAGCCGATATTAATGGTAATCCACTGTCGATTCAGAAGATCGATGTGGGAATTAAACGAGGGAAGACTTTAGTATGAGTAATTATGTAAAAGCAACTAACTTTACCGCTAAGGATAGCTTACCTTCCGGTAATGCAGGTAAGATTATTAAAGGCGCTGAGCTTGATACTGAATATACAGCTATTGCTTCAGCTATTTCATCAAAGGCTGACTTAAATAGTCCTGCATTGACTGGAACGCCGACTGCGCCTACGGCTGCTACAAGTACAAACACAACACAAATAGCAACTACTGCATTTGTACAAACAGCATTGGCTGGCGCATTTAGCACTGGCATGATTATGATGTGGTCCGGTACAATCGCTACGATTCCTACTGGTTGGGTATTGTGTAACGGCTCTAACGGCACTCCTGATCTTCGTAATAAGTTTGTTATTGGTGCGCATAGTGATTCTGCTGGTGTAGCATACTCTACAGTTACTGGAAGTAATACAACTTCTGGTGGTACTAAAGATGCTATTGTTGTAAGCCATACACATACTGCTACAGTTACAGATTCTGGACACAGCCACACTATAAATACAGATCTGACTAAAACAGATTTAGTCGGGGGTGGATCTAATTTAATTTATACAAGACAGCCAGGAACTGCTTCTACTGCAAGCCAAACGACTGGTATTACTGTAGCGAATAGTACAGAAGGTTCTAGCGGTACAAATCAGAACTTACCGCCTTACTATGCCTTAGCTTACATCATGAAAACCTAATGGTTAAGATTCCTGTCGTCATTAGAGACGACTATGTGATGTTCTTAGAGTTTTTTGGCGGTATGTTGTGGTTCCACACCGATGTTAATAAGTGGACAGCAGAAGTAAAGACAAAGTATATAGAAGATTTAAACTTGTTGCAATATTTAGTAAACAGTCCTTTAGTTGCAATGGTACACCAAAAGGATAAGAAACTAAGTAAATTTGGTAAAACAATTGGTTTTAAATATGAACAACCTTTTTTAGGCAATGATAAACAAATGTATGACATCTATAGTAGGAGCAAATAATGGGTAGCGTCGTTAGTGCAATCGCTGGTCCAGTCTTATCGATTGGCGGCGGATTAATTTCTGGAAGCAAAGGCGCAGATGCTGCTAAAACGCAAGCAGAGTCGCTGCGGGCTGCTGGCTTACGAGCTTCTAACATGGCTCAGTTTCGTCCTATTGGACTACGAACTGGATTTGGTAGCTCTAATTTCAGAGTAAACGATTTAGGACAAGTTGAAGAAGCTGGCTATACACTCAATCCAGAACTTCAGGCTCTACAGAGTCGTTTCCTTACCGGCGCTACTGGCTATGATCCTACTCGTTTACAGCAATTAACAGAGCCTGTCTATGGCGGTGCTAGTTCGTTATTTAGCCTAGGAGGTAGCTACTTAGGTGCAAATCCACAGGAAGTCGCTGCTAAATATATCTCCGACAGACAAAGCCTACTACAACCTAGTCGTGCTACTGAGTTTGGTAGATTACAAGCTCGTAACTTTGCTACTGGTCGTGGCGGTTTAGGCGTAATGACCGGCACAGGATCAGCACCGGCTAACCCTGCATTACAGGCATATTACAACTCTATTTTCCAACAAGATAGACAACTAGCGGCAGAGGCAGAGACAGAAGCCATGAATCGTATTCGCTTTGGTGGCGAACTCTACGGTGCTGGAGGTAAACTTGCTTCAGGTATTCCAACACTGTTTAGTGGTTCGTTCTTACCGATTGAGACACAACTTAACTTGGCTAAGAGCACTGAGTCGTTAGGACAAAACCCATATCAGATGAGTATTGATTTAGCAAACGCACAAGCAGGGGCTGGGGCAAGAGCTGGTCAGTTGTATTTAGACCCACAGAAAGAAGCAGCAGCACAGTATGCTAAGTATCAAGGCTACAGTCCGTTAGGAACAGCTATGAGTGGTCTTGGAAGTACTATAAGCGGCGGTGGATTTGGTAACTTTGGTAGTTTGTTTAGTAATCCAAATCAATATGGCGGATTATTTGGAGGCGGTCAAGTACCGACCAGTGTTTATAGATCTTGGGACTCTAGGGAATAATCATGGCTGAAAACATTGTAAGTAATTTATTTGGTATTGATCCTGCTGCGTTGCAACAGCAACGAGCTACTGCTGATTTCTCTAACGCATTTAGATTTGCTCAGTTAGATCCATTACAACAAGCTAACCTATCCATCTATCAAGGTAGTGCTGGTCTTGGTCGTGGAGTTAATCAGTTGCTTGGCGGTGATGAGCAACTTAATAAAGCAACTAAAGTGCGTGAATTAGCTTCACAATTTGACATGACAAGTGCTGATGGTCTTCGTCAGTTTGCACAAGCAGTTGCGCCTTTTGCTCCAGAAGTAGCTCAACAAGCAGTTCGTCGTTCTGATGAGATTATTACAACAGGATTAACGCAAACTAAACTGACTGCTGAAGCAGTTGCTAAAGCTCGTGAAAGACTTCCAGTAATCGGACAACTACAAACATATCGTGAACAATTAGTTCAAGAACTAGGTCCAAATCATCCACGAGTAAAAGAAGTTGATGCTGTAATTAAAGCTGAAGGCGAAGGTAAAGGAACTAAGATTGTTCTTCCCGGAGAAGCACAAGATAGGATTCTTCGTGAAAAGAGAACCGGTAAGTTCTTAGATTTAGAAGACGCTGCTATTACCGCTGCTGATACAATTCAAATAACTCGTGACTTTAATAATGTCTTAGGCAAAGCATTTACTGGAACTGGTGCTGGTGTAAAACTTACCGCATCTCAGTTTGCTAATGCTTTAGGTGTTAATGTTACTGGAACGACAGAATCTGAACAGTTAGACCAGTTATTTGCAGCCTTAACCGTTGGGCAAGCAAAGAACTTGAAAGGCGCTCTATCTGATAAGGATGTTAAGTTCTTGAAAGAAGCCGTCGGTTCTCGTGGTTTAACAAAAGAGACTTTACAGAATGTTGTTGAGCGTATTGAGCGTAACGCATTAATTGATCAACGCACTTTTGAATTAGCGCAAGGATATACTGGCGACATGGCGAAGATCAACATTAATGATTTCCGTAAACAAGCACAAAAAGATGTTAATGATATTTTTGAGAAGCGTAAGCGTCGAGATGAATTACGCCGTAAAGCTGGACCACAACCTCAGTAAGGAATAACAATGGCTTTGACTCAACAAGAACAAGAAGAATTAGCTCGTCTTGAAAAAGAACTTGGTGGTGATTCTTCCTATCAAAGTGTTTTAATTAATGCAAATCAACCGCAACCAACAGTATTACAACAATTAGGTCGTGGTTTTGTTGAAACACTTCCAGAAATGGGAGGAATGATTGGCGGAACTATTGGGGCGTTAGGAACACGGTCTCCTACAGGGGCTAGATTAGGCGCTGCCGCTGGATCTGCTGCAGTTCGCAGTATGATTGGTGCTGGCGCTGGTGGAGCTACTGGAGAGGCAGTTCAGCAAGCTATTACTGACCGTCCATCCTTATTCGGTGTTGCTAAATCAGGTGTTGAACAAGCTACTTACGATGCTGCTGGTAATCTTATCTTTTCGGCTGGTGGTAAAGCCTATCGAGTAACCAAAGACTTTATTAAAAGTAAACTAGGTTCTGAAACTGCACAGATTGATAATGCTATTTTTCAAGCGGATAGACTTCTTAAACAAGAAGGTGGTTTTGGTTTAACTCCATATCAAGCTACTGGAAGCCAATTTGAAGGCATCATGGAAAGCCTTGCTCGTGGCTCATTCACAGCAAAGCCAATCATGGCTAAAGCCGATACCGCTACAGAAAAAGCGATTCAATCTGCTAAAGGTAAAATCTTGGATAATATCGCTACGAGTGTTTACGACAGCGTTGCTACAGGACAGGCTTTTAATGAAGCAATTAGCGCTGGAGATAAAGCATTAAAAGACACAGTTAAACCGTTTTATCAGACATTATCTGAGCGTACAGGCGTGACTGTAGATTTAGTGCCATTACAGATTCGAGCATCACAGATTTTAAACCAAGCAGAGAAAGCTGGTGGATTGACAATTTCTTCTGGAGAAAAAACACTTCTTGAACAAATTACAAATGCTCCAGAAAAGCTAGATTTTGGTACAGCCCATGAAATATTATCAAACTTTAAGGCTCGCCAAAGAGATTTAAAATCATCTACTTCTCCTGATACTAAACTCGATGCACAATTAAGTTCTTTTATTAGCACCATTGAAAAACAAATGGATGCTGCAGGATCTAAGATTGAAGGATCCGCATTGTCATTTAATGGCAGAATTCCAGAAGAAACAACTACAAAACTGTCAGATCAATATAAGTTTTATTCTAAACTTTACCGTGATAGTATTGGCGATTTATATAGTGATACAACTGCAAAACTACTTAGTAAAGATCCTGAGTTTGTCGGTAAAACAATTTATCAAAATGGTAATGTAACTGCGTTTGAAGAAACAAAGAAGGCTCTAGGTCGGGCTAAGCAGTTAGATCCTAAACTTAATGTCAATGATACTTTAAATAGTGTTCGGCGAGGATATGTTGAGAATCTGCTTAAAAACGAAGGCTCATTGGCTAATTTAGGACAAAAGATTGAATCTGACGAAGCTATCCGCCGTACTTTTAATACGATTTTAACAAAAGATCAACAGACAAATGTAATGAAGTTATTAAAAGCTGCTGAACTGTCTTCTGTGCGTCCAGATACAACAGCTCCTTTGTTCTTTGCAGCGCAACAAGCACAAGCATTTACAGGAGTAGCTGGCGTAGGCGCTTTGATTTTTAGCGACGAGGCGCAAAAAGCAGCAGCTAATAGCCCTTTCTCAACAATTGCTACAGCTGGTGCGGTATTCTTAGGTCCTAGATTTATTGCTAAAGCAATTACGAATCCAGAAGCTACTAATGCAGCCGTAGCGATGTTAAAGCAACAAGAAAAAGGTTTACCAGTTACAGCTAATCTTGCTGCTAAAGCATTCCAAGCGTTTGAGAAAGCAAAGATTACTGCAGAAGATTTAGCTCAGCCTACAACGCAAACAACAGCACCGGCACAAACAGGATTAACAGATTCTGAAAAAGAAGAACTGTTGCGTCTTGAAAAAGAACTACAATAATAAACCTATGAACCATGTCCGACCAATTTGGGTTTCTCGAAGGAGCAAAGTCTGTCACAAGTAGTATGGATGCCAGCCGTGAGGCTAGTAAGTCCATTACTAAGAGTATTACCGATGTACAAAAAGACGCTGCAGCAGTAGCTCAGCAGAAAGATCTAGAGCGTAGACGACAGATACGAGAAACTCAGGTCTACAAAGAGCAGTACTTCAAACGAGCAATGATGGAATGGCAACGCCAAGAAACCATCCGTATCGAAGAAGCTAAAGTCAAAGCTGATTTCATTAAAAAGCACGGTGCTAAACGCTGGAGTGAAATCGAATCCATTAAACAAAAGATAGAGAAACAAGATAATGAACTTAATCGAGAGTTTAAACAAGATTTGGCAAAGGTGCGTAGAGCAATGGCTATGTGCTATGCTGTGGCTGCAGTCATTGCTTACTACCTTACTTGGGGTAATAAAGGGTAAATAATGTTCACACTAATCTCAACTGCTTTGTCCTTCTTAATGGGCGGACTACCTAAATTACTAGACTTCTTTCAAGACAAGTCTGATAAATCTCATGAACTAGAACTAGCTCGTATGCAGATGGAAAGAGAACTCCAAATGCTAGAGCGTGGCTATGCTGCACAGGCTAGGATTGAGGAGATCAAAACTGAACAAGTACAGATGGAGACACAAGCCCAAGAAAGACAGGCTATGTATGCTCACGACATCGAGATTGGTAAAGGTGCGTCTCAGTGGATCATCAATCTTCGTGCTTCTGTTCGTCCAGTGGTAACTTATTTGTTTGTCTTGCTACTTATTGTAGTCGATATTGCATCGATCTGGTGGGCATGGTCGTCTGGGGCAGCATTCGCTGAAGCTATCCCAATGGTGTTTGATGCTGACGAAATGCAGATTCTAGCTTCTATTATTGCCTTCTGGTTTGGTACTCAGGCATTCGCTAAGAAATGAATGTAAGCGATAAGTCAATCAAGGTTATAAAGCATCACGAAGGAGTAAGAACTACTCCGTACCAGTGTCCAGCTTTACTGTGGACGATTGGTGTTGGTCATGTAATAGATCCTACTCACGCTAGAGTTCCCTTAGCGGAGCGTAAATCGTTACCTATTCCGGATGGCTGGAACAGGAAAATATCGATGGAGGAAGTAGATGACATACTTAGAAAAGACCTTGCTACTTTTGAACGAGGTGTTGAACGCTACTGTCCTGTCAAGCTCACTCAAGGTCAGTTCGATGCTCTTGTTAGCTTTAGCTTTAATGTTGGCTTGGGAACACTACAGCGAAGCACCCTCCGTCAGAAGGTTCTGCGGGGCGATATGGAAGGCGCTGCAGAAGAGTTTCTCAAGTATACGATCGGTGGCGGGAAAGTATTAAAAGGGTTAGTTAATCGTCGCAATGACGAGAGAGCTATGTTTCTATCATAAAAAAAACCCCGCCGAAGCGGGGCTAAGAGGGCATGAATGCAATTTTGGGTCTTAGGTGAACCAGCCGCCTCAGTCGTCATGAGGAGTACTGAACAGGATTCTAATAATTCCTAGATCAATGACGAAATGAGACTCGTCATCGAAACTAGGAACATACTCAAATCCTACACTAAAACCAGTAATCAGGTGTAGGTTTATCATCATTTTACTGGGCAAGCTCCGCTGGCACACTCGTCGCCACCTTCAAATAACGCTTCATCAACATGAGTAATTAGTTGTGTCGAGGCTACCAAAGCATCATACGCTTCTTTAGTAATCTCCTCCAAAGGCGCTTGGTGGAATCCGTGTTCGTTGTGTAATAAGAACGACAAGGACTTATGATTGTTCTTGTAATTCTTGGCTAGGTACTTCTTAATCTCAGGTAACTCTTCCTTGCGGTAATAGACTGTGCAAGATACGCTGTTATCTGACCAGTTAGCCTGTAGCCACTTCACTACTTCCAACTGATCGATAGCGGTCATCTCCGCAGCAATCTTTGTCCCTTCAGGATAGCAGAACGGGAACGATACCACCATCGTGCTATGATCCTCAGAGCCATCGAAGTTACGCTGATACTCGACAGGATAGCCATGCTCACGACATACTTGCACCAAAGGATGATCTGCAGCGATGCGAATACGGCGAATCATGTATTGTGAGTATGCTGGGTGACAGCCTGAAGTAACTCCCGGTAACAGCGACAAAGTCCCACTTGGTTTCACCGTGGTGAGCTTCACCGACTCAGGATAGCCATGCTCGTGACTATACTTAAAGTCAAACTCACGAAGACGACGATAGGTATCGCTGAGCCAACTGCGTTGCTCTTCAGTGGCTTGTAAAACACCAGTAACGCCAATACCCATCCGCATATTCTTGTGAACAATGTCTTCCGTCTCTTTGAGATGGCAAGGCAGTGCAAGGCTATGCTTGTTGATGCGATAGAGCAGTTTGCAAACATCTAACAACTGCTCTTTGCTCTCGATGTTAGGCAGATAGACTTCTGCTAAGCAACAAGTTTCATAAGCAGCCAAAGACTGTTCAGCACATGGATTATAACCCATAACATCAGGATCAGGATAATCAGTCTCACCAAGTCGACCAATCTTACGGGAGAGTTTAAGATTGATAAGTCCATAAGGCTCACCTTTTCCTTCGTATCCGTCCCAGAAGTATTCGTGTAGGTCTTTAATATCATGGCAAACAACAGAATTATTAGACATAGCTCGCCAAGAAGGAATATTCCCCATGTCCCAGCGCTTAGCCAATAGATACTCGA